AGGGTAAGGGTATTCGGTTTGGACTCTCGGGGATCAAGTTTATCTCTGATAAGATTGCAGAACGATATATATCGGCACGACCTTTTAAATCTTTTGAAGAACTTAGAAATTTTACGTTTACAAAAGGAAACGGAGTAAACAGTAGGGCATTAGAAGCGTTAAGAATTATTGGTGCTGCTACATTCCCAGATAATCCTAGAAATGAAAATGAACTTAGAGAAAATCTTTATGAGTATTTAGGATTACCAGAGTTTACCCAAACAGTTCCATCACATTATCATGCATTTATAAATTCAGTAGAAGACTTTGAAGAAAAAGGATCATTCATTCTTATGGGAATGGTTAAAGGTATTAAGCGTGGTAAGGGTTGGTCTCGTGTAGAAATATTAGATAAGACTGGAAGTATAGGAGTATTTGATGAAGAACAAACTACGATTGAGGCTGGACGAAGTTATATTGCACTCTGTTCTGATAATAGAATTGTCTCTGCTATTCCTGTGGACGAAATAAAAGGTTCAGACTCTGCACTGATTAAGTTTTTAAATTATCGTATGCTACCTTATAAAGATGATGAGTTATTTGTGGTATCATTTAAACCAAGAGTAACGAAAGCAGGCAAAAAGATGGCATCTCTGACTCTAGCAGATACTTCTAGAGAACTTCATCCAGTTACAGTATTTCCTACTACCTTTGCAAAAGCATATATGAAAATTGAAGAAGGACATGCCTATAAGTTTGAATTAGGTAAAACTAAAGACGGAACAGTAATATTGGAGGATATAAATGTCGGTTAGCCTTGAAGATGTATTAGCACAATTAAATCCTAAACTAAGGAAAAATATTTTAGTTGGAGATGAGGTGCCAAAGACCGAATATGCAAAGACTCCAAGTTTTGGACTTAATAGAGCGTTAAATGGCGGACTTCCTTACGGGAGACAAGTCCTTGTATGGGGCAGTAAGTCAAGTGCTAAATCTTCATTGTGCCTACAAATTATTGCAGAAGCACAAAAAGAAGGAAAGATCTGTGCTTGGATTGATGCAGAAATGTCTTACGATAAAGATTGGGCAGGCAAACTGGGTGTTGATACTGCAAAGTTAATTGTATCGCAGGCACGAACCATTAATGAAATGGTAGATGTTGGTGTTCAATTAATGGAGGCTGGCGTAGATGTTATTGTTGTAGATAGTATTACATCATTACTTCCCGCAATTTATTTTGAAAAAGATTCTGATGAACTTAAGGCATTAGAAAATACAAAACAAATCGGTGCTGAGTCTCGTGACTTTAGCAACGCATGGAAGATGATTAATTATGCTAATAATAAAGTTAAGCCAACATTGTTTATATTAATTTCACAATCACGAAATAATATTAATGCAATGTATACAAGTCAGCAACCGACAGGTGGACAGGCTACTAAATTTTATTCATCAACAGTAGTTAAATTGTTTTCCTCTGAATCAGAAAATCAAGCATTGAAAGGAAAGATACATGTTGGCGATAAGGTTATTGAAGAAAAGATTGGCAGAAAAGTTAGATGGGAATTACAGTTTTCGAAAACTTCTCCTGCTTTTCAGTCTGGCGAATATGATTTCTATTTTAGAGGTGACAATCTTGGTGTGGATAGTGTGGGAGATCTCGTCGATACTGCTGAGTTAATGGGTATTGTAGAACGAACTGGCGCATGGTATCTACTTCCAGATGGTTCTAAGGTACAAGGTAGAGAAGGTTTTATTAACAAAGTCAGAGAGGATCTTGATCTACAAGATATGATTAAGAATAAAGTTAGTGGCTAAATATACTATCTATGAAGGAAAATTTCCTTGTAAGGTATGCAAAAAAGAAGTAAAAACAATTAGGCTTTATGCAGAAACAGGAATGGCAACATGGATGTGTTCAGAAAAACATTTATCCGAAGTTAAACTATTTCATGTAGGATATAAAAAGAAAAAGGATTATGAGCGAGAAGAACGAGAGTAAAAGAATAGGCGCTAAGAAACATAAAAATTCTGGTAGAAATACTAAGAAGGGCGATGCCACATGGGAAAATTTTACTATAGATTTTAAGGAGAACTCAAAATCATTTACATTAAATCAAGATGTATGGGCTAAGGCTACAACTGATGCTATACGAAATGGCAATGATCCAGCCATAATTATAGTTTTAGGTGAAGGAAATAAAAAAACTAGACTTGCTTTAATAGAATTAGAATTATTAGAACAATTAATTAATAATGTATAATATATTATAGGAGATAAAAATGAATTATAATACAAAAAATACAGTTATTGAAAATGTTTTTACAGAAGAAGAAATACTTGAAATTAAAAATTCAATTAATAATACACATGGTTCTAATTTTATAACTCCACATTGTCAGTTAAATAATTTTATTCAGTTACCAGTAAATATTATAATAAAGTTTATTGAATATGCTAGGGTAATTAGCAATAATAATAATTTAATTTTAACAGAATATTGTCATGCTATATATCAAAATACTGAAAAAAATAATATAAACTATAAACCATCTTTATTCCCACATCGTGACGAATCATTTAATACTCCTAGATTTACTATTGACTATCAATTAGATGCAAATATTGATTGGGATATTTTAGTTGAACATAAAGTTTTATCTTTAAAAAATAATCAGGCTGCAACATTTTCTGGCACACATCAAATTCATTGGAGAGAATCCAAAGAATTTAAAAATGATCAATATGTAGAAATGATTTTTTGTCATTTTACCGATCCTAAAAGTTTAACAATTGATGAAAAAACAATTACGTTTTTAAATGAAAAAGCAAAATTATATAGAAAATGGTATTTTGATAATGATGGTTTTACTAATGAAAAGCCAGATGATTGAATGATGGTGTATAATATAAATATGAATCACAACTATGCCCCTAAAAATTATGTAGAGCCATATATAATTAAAAATTTCTTTTCAAAAGAAGAATTAAATGAAATTTTGTCTATAGTTGAACGTCAAAAAGTAGATAAAACATTAAATGAATTTTATTCACCACTAATTTTAAAACATATGGCACGTATGCAAATAGAAGTAATGTATCCTCCACATTTGATTGAAAAATTAGAAACATTTGCATCTAATATTGTTGGAGAAGATGTTAAAATGAATCATAATAGTTATTTAAGTTATAATAAAATTCATAACCCAGAAGCAAATCCAAAACTTCCACCTCATTTTGATTCAGATAATTATTATTCTAAATTAACTTTAGATTACCAATTAGATAAAAATGTTGATTGGGTTATTAGAATTGAAGAAAAATCTTTTAATCTTGAGTATGGAGATCTTTTAGTATTTTGGGGATCTGGTGAAATTCATTGGAGAGAACCATTATTATTTAAAAATGGCGACAATACAGAAGTTTTGACCATGCATTTTTCTACTCAAAAAGATTTTGAAGAATTTAATCTTTCATCACGCACACCAGAAGAAAGACAAAAAAGATTAGATATGTGGAATTCAAATCCTAAATTTATTAAATATCAAGAAGAATACGCAAACAAACAATCACTACTACAGAAAGGTTAGTTCCATTTTAAACAAAGAAAATACAACATTAAATATGATTAATGGTCTTGCTGAAATATCAGACTATATGCAAGATGAAGAATTAAATACTGCTTTAACTTTTATTGCTAAATTAATCATTAAACCAGACATTCCTATGAATGTGGCTACTGTAGAAATTGTTAGACTACAGGCTATTGCAGCAAAAATGGCTTTTAGGGCTACATGGATGGCCAATGTGGATAAGTCAGATCGTGGCAAAAAGAATATTTACTATACCGCAGCAGAATCTATCAACAATCTTGTATCTGCTCTTAAATACATAATTCGCTGATTTCTGATATAATTATACAAACAAAGGATAATAATGAAAAATTTACTAAAAGAAGTAATGATTAAAGATATAAAGAAAACAAAGGGTACAAAAAATTCAGAAGATACAAGTTTTGTTGATGGCTTAATTGAAAAAATACAATCAGGCTATTTAACTAAAACTAAGCCTAAGTTTAGCAAAAAAACTAACTTTTCTGCTTCAGGATTAACTTACGGTGCTGGAGAATGTCCAAGATATTGGTATCTAGCATTTGATGGTGCAGTTTTTCATGATAACTCAGATGCATATGGAGTAGCAAACAGAACCAACGGAACATTAGGTCATGAAAGAATTCAGGGTGCTATAGAGGCATCTGGCCTACTTGATGAAACTATGGTAATGGATCCAGTGCCACGAAAATATAACAAACAAACTCATCCAGCAATGGAGTTTAGAGTAAGTTTAGAAAATCCTCCGTTTGATGGATACGGAGATGTAATGTTAAAAATTAATGATGAAAGAGTTATAGGAGAAATTAAAACTATAACCAATGAAGGTTTTGAATATAAAAAGAATAGCAGAAAACCTAAGATGGGTCATCTTATGCAGTTATTAATTTATATGAATGTATGGAATATTGATAAAGGTGTAATGATTTATGAAAATAAAAATAATCATGAATTATTAACTTTACCAGTTATTATGAACAATCATTACCGTCGGTGGGTAGACCAGGCCTTTGATTGGATGAAAGAAGTATATGCAAATTGGAAAAAGCAGGAGTTGCCACAAAAACCCTACAGATCCAATTCTAAAATATGCAAGGCTTGTCCTATTCAAAAAGCATGTGCTGAAGCAGAGACAGGGGTAATTAAACTTAAACCTCTGGAGTTGCTGGAAGATGAAAAGTTGTAAATGGTGCGATAAAAATTTTGACTCTAATATTTCTTATCAAATATATTGTTCTGAGAAATGTAGAGAAGAAGCAACCAAAGAAAAAATAACACAAAGATATATTCAATCTAGAAGGCAAAAAAGAAAAGGCAAAAATAGATTGTGTAAACAATGTAGTTCAAAGTTATCAATATATAATGATGAACCACTTTGTAATAATTGTAATATTAATCCAAATGATGTTAAAAAAACATTAAAACAAATTAAAGGAATGACAGATGGCAAAAGCAAAAGAAACAGATAGATACTTTAGTGCAGATATATCTAGAGAGCCTGGTGTGCTTTGTGCTATTGATGCAAGTACAAATAGTTTAGCCTTTACTATATATTCATACAAAAATTTATCAGATCATGGCAAGATTACTTTTGAAGGTAGTGATATTTATCAAAAGGTAATTGATGCAAACAAAAAAACTAAGGCTTTGTTTGACCACTACAATCTTGTAGAGGCTATTGTTATTGAGCATACGGTTTTTATGAATTCCCCGAAAACTGCAGCAGATCTTGCCCTTGTTCAGGGTGCAATCATAGGTGGCGCAGGATTGGCGGGAATCAATATAATAGGCAAAGTATCTCCAATAACATGGCAGTCATATTTAGGAAATAAAAAACTAACTAAGGAAGAACAACTACAGATTAGATCTGCAAATCCAGGCAAGTCCCTATCTTGGTATAAAACTTATGAGAGAGATTTCAGAAAACAAAGAACAATAAAACTATTAGATGTTATTTATGATAAAAAAATAAAAGACAATGATGTTGCAGACTCAGCAGGTATTGGGCATTGGGCTATTAATAATTGGGATAAGGCAGTTTGACAGGAGACATTATGGGTGCTAAACTATATACAAACGAACTATGGCTTAAAAAAAGATTTCATATTGACAAGAAATCTCCAGAGGCTATAGCAAAGGAGTGTGGCTGTACAGTGGAAACTATTTATGTTTACCTTGCAAAGTTTGGATTAAGGAAGTCGAAGCGATGAAATTAAATCCAGTTTTTCCAGATGCAAAACATTTTAATTGTGATGATTTATATTTATTGACTGTAGGAACTTCTGCAGGCAAAGAGATATATAACTCTTGTCATGAGATTGCCCATATGCTAATTAAAAAAAATATTGCATATGGAAATTCTGCACTTGAGCCAGTTCGTATTTTTAGCAAAGCAGATGCAAGAGAACAACTTCATGTTCGTATTGATGATAAATTAAGTAGAATTATGAAGGGTACAAACTATGTTGGAGATAATGATATTGACGATCTTATTGGCTACTTAGTTCTCTTAAAGATAGCAAAACAAAAAGAATTAGGTTTTCAGGAGGATTGCGGACTTGTCGACTGAAGAAGATCTTGTTAAACATTTAGACGAACTCAACACAGTTGTCGGTGAGTATCTTAAAGGTAATGATGCTACAAAAATTTCTAAAGATCTTGCTATACCTCGCAATCGTGTAGTTCAGCATATTAATGAATGGAAAGTAATGGCATCTGCTAATGATGCTATTCGTGCTCGTGCTAAAGAAGCACTTGCTATTGCCGATACACATTATAATAAATTAATTGCAAAATCTTATGAAGTTATCGAAGATGCAACCACAACTGCTAATCTTACTGCAAAAACTGCAGCAATTAAACTAGTTATGGATATTGAATCTAAAAGAATTGATATGTTACAAAAAGCAGGCTTGTTAGAAAATAAAGAACTTGCAGAAGAAATGTTAGAAATAGAAAAGAAACAAGAAGTATTGATGGCAATTCTTCGTGACATTGCATCTGAATATCCTGAAATTCGTGATGAGATTATGCGTAGACTTTCAGACATTGCAAAAAAGGATGAAGTGATTACAATTGTCCACGATATTTGATGATTTTTTAGAAGCATTAAAAGATAATAATTTTGAAGAAACTCCAGTTGATGTAAAGACATTTGTGGAGTCTCCAGACTATCTTGGTCAACCATCTTTATCAGAAAGTCAATACGATATTGTTCAGGCCATGAGTCAAATATATCGCAAAGAAGATTTGCAAAGAATTATGGGAGAAAAAGAAGGGTCACAATATTATGATAAATATACTAAAAATGAAATTATCCTCCAACTGGGGAAGGGTAGTGGTAAAGATTTTACTTCTACTGTTGCTTGTGCTTACATCGTGTATAAGTTACTATGCCTTAAGGACCCAGCCAGGTATTTCGGCAAACCCTCTGGGGATGCCATAGATCTTATCAATGTTGCTATTAACGCACAACAGGCAAAGAACGTTTTCTTTAAGGGCTTTACAACTAAGATTGAGAAGTCCCCATGGTTTGCGGGTAAGTATGAAGCAAAAGTTTCATCTATTAGTTTTAATAAGTCTGTTACAGTTTATTCTGGACACTCTGAAAAAGAATCACATGAGGGTCTAAATCTTTTACTCGCAGTTCTTGATGAGATTTCTGGTTTTGCTACAGAAGTTTCTACTGGTAATGAACAAGGTAAAACTGCAGAAAATATATATAAAGCATTTCGTGGATCTGTAGATTCTCGCTTTCCAGATCTTGGAAAGGTAGTTCTTCTTTCATTCCCAAGATATAGCGGTGACTTTATTTCTGAAAGATATGAGTCAGTAATTGCAGAAAAAGAAGTAATAAACAAAACTCATAGATTTATAATTAATCCATTGTTACCAGAAGATGATCCAGATAATTGGTTTGAAATAAGTTGGGACTATGATGAAATTAAATCTTATAAGTACCCTGGAGTATTTGGACTTAAAAGAGCAACATGGGAAGTCAACCCAACAAGAAAAATTGATGATTTTAAAATCGCATTCATGACAGATCTTGGCGATGCAATGATGCGTTTTGCTTGCGTTCCAACATATGCTTCAGATGCATTTTTTAAGCAGGCAGATAAAGTAAGAGCATGTATGAGTATTAGAAACCCACTGGATAATTTCAGAAGATTTGAAGAAAACTTTAAGCCAGACCCAGATAAAGTTTATTATGTACATGCTGACCTTGCACAAAAACATGACAAGTGTGCTGTTGCAATTGCACACGTTGATAAATGGGTTAATGTACAAGTAATAAAAGATTATGAACAAATATCTCCCGTAGTAGTTGTAGATGCAGTTGCTTGGTGGGAGCCAAAGGTAGAAGGTCCAGTAAATTTATCTGAGGTAAAACAATGGATACAAAATCTACGCAGGCTTGGATTTAATATTGGTTTAGTTACATTTGACAGGTGGCAGTCATTTGATATTCAAAATGAATTACAGGCAGTAGGAATGAGAACTGAGACAGTATCAGTAGCCAAAAAACATTATGAGGATATGGCTATGCTTGTATATGAAGAGCGTCTTGCTATGCCTGCTATTGAGTTACTATTTGAAGAACTAACAGAATTAAAGATTATGAAAAATGATAAAGTTGATCACCCACGCAAGAAATCAAAAGATTTGGCTGATGCTGTGTGTGGATCTATTTTTGGCGCCATTTCCTACACCCCCAGAGATAAAAACCTTGAAGTAGAAATTCATACTTTTAAAGATAGACCTAAGCGAGTTGACGCATTGCCAGACAATGTGATACACTATAAACCTAGTCAAATAGATGATATAAAAGACTATTTGGATAGACTAAAAACAATATAAATAAAATGAATAATAAAAGGAGAAAAATGAATTCATTTAAGAAGATCGCTCTCGCCATGGTTGCAGCCATGACACTGGGCACACTTGGAGTAGCACCTGCAAATGCTGCCCCC